GAAGCAGCACGTAAAAATGATTTTGGGCGTAAACTGTTTGAAGCATTTGCCGCAGAATATGGCAATAGCTATCTTAATGAAAATTCAGAGACTGCAAAGTTAATGAAAGTTATTAAGATCAAAGACAAGCAGCTAACAGAAGCTAAAAAAGCGGTTGTAGAAAAGCAAACCTTAGCAGAAGCTAAACAAGCTGAAATCAAACGTATGGCTAATAAAGCTCAAAGAAAAGAAGTAATTTCCGAATTAACTGCACCCCTAAACAGGGATCAAAAAGAAATTATGATAGATTTACTGGAATCGGTTCAAACTGCCAAACTTAAGACACAGTTTGACAAGTATCTACCGGCGGTCATTGACGGTAAAACTCCAGAAAAGAAGGCAACACTGACAGAAGGCACATCACATACAGGCAATAGAGAAGAAACAAAAAGTCATGACAATGCAAGCACTGATAACAACGTCGTTGATATCCGTAGACTTGCAGGATTAAATTAAGGAGAAACCAAATGTCAGAACTACTAGAAAGTCGCTGGCAGGACACCAAAACTGCACTTCTTGAAGGCCTTCAAGGCACAAAGAAACAGGTAATGGCAAGCACTCTTGAAAATACTCGCAAGTATCTTTCAGAGACAGCCACTGCAGGTGCTACCTCAGCCGGTAATGTTGCAACTCTTAACAGAGTTATTTTACCAGTCATCAGACGTGTAATGCCAACTGTGATCGCAAACGAGATCGTTGGTGTTCAGCCTATGACAGGACCAGTGGGCCAAATCCACACACTAAGAGTACGCTACTCAGATACAGCAGGCACAGGTGCCAGCGGTGCAGTAGCAGGTGAAGAAGCACTTTCACCATTCAAGATTGCGGAAGCATATTCAGGTAATGCCACTAGTGGTAAAGCCGATGCAACTGCTGCACTTGAAGGGGCAGCTGGAAACAGAATGTCAATTCAGATCTTGAAACAAACTGTAGAAGCAAAAACTAGAAAGCTATCAGCTCGCTGGACTTTTGAATCTGCACAAGACGCACAGTCACAGCATGGTATCGACGTTGAAGCAGAAATTATGGCTGCTTTAGCACAAGAAATTACTGCTGAAATTGACCAAGAAATTCTTGGTTCACTTTCTACACTAGCAGGAACTGGTACAGATACATTTGACCAGGCTGCAGTGTCAGGTACAGCTACTTTCGTTGGTGACGAACATGCAGCACTTGCAGTTCTAGTTAACAGAGCAGCAAACAGAATTGCACAGAGAACACGTAGAGGCGCAGGTAACTGGGCTGTTGTATCTCCTGCAATCTTAACTGTGCTACAAAGTGCAACTACTTCTGCGTTTGCAAGAACAACTGAAGGTACTTTTGAAGCTCCAACAAACACTAAATTCGTTGGCACATTAAATAACGCAATGAAAATTTACGTTAATACATATGCTGCAGACGATGATGTACTTGTTGGTTACAAAGGCTCAAGCGAGTCAGATGCAGCGGCATTCTATTGCCCATACATCCCGCTAATGAGCTCAGGCGTTGTGTTAGACCCAACATCATTCGAGCCAGTCGTATCATTTATGACACGTTACGGATATGTTGAGTTATCAAACACAGCTTCATCGCTTGGTAACGCTGCTGACTACTTAGAAAAAGTAGAAGTAACAGCAGGAAACCTAAGCTTCAGCTAAGAATAACAAATACTTTCAAAATAGGCGCTACGGCGCCTATTTTTTTGACTTCTAAAAACATACCTTTTTCCTTTTCGGATAAATACTTGTGTCAGATAGTGTGCCGCAAGGCGGACTTATGCTGTACCCACAGCGTAGCTCATAGAACGGGCATAGGACTACTTTTTATAGGAGAAAACAAATGGGAAGACCACTTAATAAAAGATTGTTTGGAGAGCCAACAGCAGCCGGCAACGAAATCAAAGTAAACTTTCATAACGGCACAGCCGTAAAAGAAGGTTATATTGTAAAGCAAAAAGGTTCAAAGAAATTTGTATGTGAAGAAATTGAAACAGCAGGCGAATTTACTTGTACACTTACAACTGGAAAATTACCAGCAAACTTAGCAGCAGGTGAAATGGCTATTTCATTTAAAATGGATGATGCAGAAACATACACAGTAAGTAAAATTACTGGACGTAAAGCAACATTATCAGCACCTACAGCAACAGGTACAAACGCTTATGACGGACTTAGTGTTCCGTGGAACTTTAGCACAAGTACTTCAGATGGTGCGGCACAAGTTGAAGAAGCTGGTGATGATAACACATTAGTTGGCACAGACGACGACGACTTCACAGAAGACGCATAAGGACTAAATTAATGGAACGACCAGTAAATGTTTTTTGGGATTTTTTAAAGAATCTAAAAAACTTAGTAGTTTCAGTTAAAATTGGAAACGCTGAGGCAACACCGTATGGTGTTGTCTTAGCCCAACTTAGTGATTCAGAATTTGAAGTTAAAGATGATGATGGCAATCAAGGTATTTGTAAACTTGTTGCAAAAAAAATTGAAGATTTAAAAGAAAACGAAATGTCTGTTTGGGCATTGTGTTGTAAAACAGTAAACTTTACATTTGTTAGAAATATTATAGATAATATTATGATAGATTTTAACAATATTGAGTATAACTGGGAACTAGACCACGATTCAACACAAACTTATGTGTTACTTAGGAAAATATAGATGTCAAAAGTATTAAGTATAAACGACGGAAACTATACTGTAAAAGTAGAAGCAGGAGGACAAATACTCCTTGACACTGCAAGAGGATCTTTTGTAAGTGGACAACCTGCTGGAACAGTGATTGTACGAGGAAGTTTAGAAGTTGAAGGCACTACTACAACAGTAGAAAGCAACGATACTTTAATTAACGATAATATACTTACACTTAACAATGGACAAGCTGGTGCAGGAATTAGTGCATCTAAAAATTATCAAGCTGGAATAGAAATTGATAGAGGATCTGAATCAAATGCAAGTTTTGTTTTTGATGACAGTGTGTCGTGGAATATCGGCGGAGATAGCGGAACTGGTGGATTTAAATTTTTTACAGGCAGTGGAGATAAAACTACACTAGTTGTAGACGGGATTAAAGCAACTTCATCATTGTTTATTGATACTGGAAACAATGCAATAAGCGTTACTAATTCATCATCTTATGAAACAAACGTATTTCCTTACTCAGGTGGTAGTATTACTGGTGGACCAATAGATGATGATATAATTCCTAATGCTAAAGCTGTTGTTGACTATGTAGCGTTTGCTACAGCTACAGCATTGCAAGACAGAATAGAAGAAGGTACTAGTACAAAAACTTTTGTTGAAACAAAAGACTTTGAAGTTACAGGTAGTGCAAGTTCAGTTAACATTGGTGTTGATAATGTTATTAAAGCATCATTTTTCGCTGATACAATTGAATTAGGAGATGTAGTTATACAAGGAAGTCAAATTTCGACTTCCAACAGTAACGAAAATTTACGTTTAGAATCTCAAGGAACAGGTGGTGTACAAATTAATGATAAATTAATTATTACTTCTACATTACAAGGTGATGATCCTGCCGTTGATCCATTAGCACCAGCAACTGGATCAGTAATTTATACAAAAGCCGAAGGCAGTGGTGGAAGTGGACTATATTTTGTAAATAGTAGTAGCACACAAAGCGAATTGATAAGTAATAATAGATCATTACTTTACAGTATGATTTTTTAAAGGAAACAAAATGGCAATAGTAAACGCAAGATTAACAGGATCACAACTTAATGTACTTACAGTACCAAGTGGAAAACGTTATGCAATCACTAATATATTAGTTTGTAATAATGCTTCAAGCGGATCGCAAACATTTGACGTGCATTTGATTGCTAATTCTGGAGGGTCTATAGGTACACTTGATAATAATGTAACAAGAGTAATTGCAAATTTAACATTACCATTTGGAGAAACATTTACATTTGACAGTGAAAAAATTGTACTAGAAGCAGGCGACACTGTATCCTTAGTTGGACACGCAGATTTAGCAACCACAGTAAGTTATTTGGAAGTGTAATGAGATTAATTAAAGCTCAAAATACAAATTTGAGAAACATCTACGGTAAAGGTGTAAAGTATGATGTAAACGATCAAGTCATACTTGACAGCACAAATACTGTGTTAGTTCCAAGTGGAACAACAGCTCAACGACCTTCTTCTCCAGTAAACGGACATATGAGGTACAATACAACTGACGCAAGATTTGAAATATACGAAAATAATAAATGGGACGGATTAAAAGTAGCTGCTCCATCAACTGCTGCACCTATTTTACAACAAAATTTAGGAAGCGGAGATGCAGTAGAAACTATCTTTGGACCACTTGATAGCGGAGATACTTTTTATCCTGTACCGGCAGCTGCACAAAATGTTCTGGTGTTTGTGGAAAATGTTTTTCAAATATCAGGAACAAACTACACACTAGTACAAAACCCAGGTGCAAGAAATACAATTACAAGTATAGTAAGTATTGGTGCTACTACGGTTATAGAAACAGCAACAGCACACGGATTTACTACTGACGATTTGATATATGTAAGTGGAGTTGAAAGCACAATTGACGATGCTGTAGAAAATTTAAACACTGATGATTCAAGTTCACCAGGCAGTCATACTATTACAAGTATCCCTTCAACCACAAGAATAGAAATTGCTGTTGACACAGCAGGTGGTAATCTAGCAAACTATGTATCAGGTACTGGATTCATACTAAAATCAGGTACCTCTACAGGACCATATTTGCCAGGTTATTATTTACAGTTTACATCTGCACCTGACCTTGATAAACCTATCACAGTACTACATAACTTCGACAAGTAATACAATAAATACTGTGTCGGGAGAATTAATTTGGCACAAGTAGGTAGAATATCCGGTCCATTATTACAGGACAATCTTTTAAGAAATGGTTCAGATCTTGCATTTCGCAATGATTCTGGAACCACACAATTACTTTATCTTGATGTAAATGCCAACAAGATAGGTATAAATAAAAACTCTCCTATAACAGAATTAAATATTGAAGGTACTGCAAGTAGTACAAATTGGAACACTACTGCACTTACTAGTTTAACAAGCTATGATATAAGCAACAATAATATTAATGTTCGTTCTGGAAATATTAATTTAAATGCAGGCACAGCAATTAAACTTAGTAATCTAGAAACAGAAGCATTTCGAGCAACAGACAATACAATTAGCACATATGTTTCTAACGCAAATATTGATTTACGTCCT